TGGGTATTGAGCCGCCCAAGGTGAAGATCAGTCGTGACTTTGACCTTCAGCGTCTTATCGGCCAAGACATTACGGCAATGGCCCAGCTATTCCAGGACAGCATTATTGATCGTGAAGAGTTCCGCGACATGTTGGTACAGGGTGAAATCTTGCCTACATCAGCTGAATCGCAAGATCAGTCAGCAGAGGTACAGTAGGGGCGTAACAGCCTTTGTTCTCATGGGACTTCGATTTGAGGAGATCAACCCTCCTGCAAAGAAAGAAACTGCCGCTGCCAAAAAGTCAGCGCGTAAGACAAAAGATACTAAAGTAGAAGAGTCCACTAAATCCTAAAAATGGAAGAACAGGTCATCCAGGAGACGCCCGTGGCGTCTTCTGACCAGCCCGTGGCTGAGACTGCGCCTTCAACTCCTGCTGTAGACGTTTCGGCGTATGAGCAACAAATTCAAGCGTTGAAATTACGCGCCAATGAGGCCGAGGAGAAATTCCAAGGCGTTAAAGGCAAGCTTGATGATGTCTACAAAAAACAGGACGACCAACGTAGAAAAACGCTTGAAGACCAAGGTCAATGGAAAGACCTTTGGGAGGAAGCCAACAAAACTGCTCAAGATAAGCAACAACAAATTGCGGATCTAGAGCGTCAATTGCAAGAGCTTCGGGTTTCAAACGAAACTGCAGCGATGCAAACCTCTGCGTTGTCTGCAATTAGCCAAGCTGGAGCGATCAATGCTCAACAGATGCTGCAATTAGTGCAGAACGGTCTTAAGAAGTCTGAAGATGGCAGCGTCAAAGTTCTTGACGGTGGCGTTGAACAAGACCTAGGTGTTTATTTAGCCAAGCTAAAAAACCCTGGCTCTGGCTTTGAACATCACTTCAAGCCAAGCACTCAAGCTGGCATGGGAGCTAAGCCATCTACAGGGACTGCAGGTGCCGCAGGCATCGCAAATCCTTGGCTAGAGGGTAGTATTAACTTAACAAAGCAAATGGCTTTGGATGCTTCCGACCCTGATCTTGCAGCCGTGCTCAGGAGAGAGGCCGGAAAGTAGTCCCAGTGGGACACCATCTCAAGTCCGTGACTTGAACTTCCGCAAACATTATCCCTGAATAAGAAATGGCTGCTCCATTTCAGAATTATTCCGGCGGTGTCCTACTTGCAGACATCGTCAAGAGGAATAACCTCAGCGCCTATGTGTCTGAGGCCATCAAAGAGCGCAGCTTGTTTATCAAGTCTGGTGCTGTTGTTCGTAACGCTCTTCTCGATTCACGCGAAGGCGGTACTCGCATCCAAGTTCCCGAGTTCAATCCTGTATCTCCAACAGAGGAGATTATGGACGGGACTGCTACGTGGGGTACCAGCACTGCTGGCTATCTGACTCCACAAAAGATTGGAACTGGTACTCAAATTGCAACCATCTGCCATCGCGGTTTCGCGTATGCCGTAGATGACGTTGCAGTATTGGCTGCTGGTGAAGATCCAATGCTTCACATCCGCAACCAGCTGGCTGATGCAATCAACAAGCTGAACAGCGCACGTCTGTTCTCACAGCTTGCTGGATTGTTTGGTACGGCACTTTCTGCCAACGCTTTGGATAAAGCTGTTGCAGCAGCATCTGGTGGTGCTGAGGCTAACTTCCTCAGTGCAGCCACAGTTGCTGAAGCACGTTCCAAGCTTGGAGAGCGTGGTGAGGAGCTGGACACTCTGATTGTCCATCCTTCTGTTGCTTACTACCTCTATCAGGTAGGAATGCTGACCTTCTCTACTTCAGCACTTGCCGCTTCTGGCGCAGTGACCTGGGGTGGTGGTGGCGTAGGCATTGGCGCTCGCGAAGTTGGTGAGTTCGCAGGAATGCGAGTCGTTACCGACAGTGCAGTGAACACCGTTGCCCCTGGCACTGGTGGTCATCAGCGTGAGTTCTATTGCTACCTGACCAAGAGTGGAACCATTCTTGAAGGTGTGCAGCAAGATCTTCGGATTGAAGCTGATCGCAACGTCCTCTCGAAGCAAGACGTGCTTTCTGTGGATTATCACAGCACCTATCACGTGATGGGTACTAAGTGGTCTGACGCTGGTGACAACCCCACCAACGCCAACCTGGCTACCTCTAGCAAGTGGGCCGCCACTTATGACGTTGATCTGATCCCTATGGTTCAGTTGACCGTCAACTCTCCGTTGGATACCACAACCATCTGATCTTGATCAGAGCAAAGGCCCTACCATTAGGTGGGGCCACCTTATTATTGTCTTATGGCTGCCACGATCAACGCCACACTCAAGAGTGAGACAGCCAACAGTTATGTGACGTTGGCAGAGGCAGACGCGTATTTTGAAACCGTTCCAGAAAGCAGCACTTGGGACAACAAAACTGACGACGCCAAAAATCGTTCTTTAATCTCAGCAACACGCTGGATTGATACGTTGAATTTTTATGGTGATCGTTGCGATTCAAGCCAAGCTTTGAGTTGGCCACGCAATAATTATCACGTTGATCGCGTTGAGTTAACTTGCAGTGTTATTCCAGCAGACATTAAGTACGCTGCTTATGAACTGGCGCGTGCATTAGCCAATGACACGGACTCGATTACAGGGAATACCGGCGATACGGGGTTATACGAAGAAGTCGAACTCGGAGACCTCAAAGTCAAGTACAACACTTCTAGCCAAGCTGTTGGAACTATCAATAACGTATTCGACGTTTACCCTTGGCTGCAGTCTTATCTTGGTGCTTATTGCCTTGGAGGTTCTGGCTCTTATCAAATTCGTATGGTGAGAGGTTGAGATGGCACTCATCGATGATGTTTTTGGTCAGATACCGACAACACTGTTAAACCAGTGGGGTTTAGACATGACCTATGTAAAAGCTGCAACGTCTGAGGTTTATGACCCAGCAACTGGAACGATTAGCGGGACAGAAACCAGTGTTGCACTGAAGGGCGTGATCTTGAAGTTAAACCCAAAAGAGCTTAATGGTGACTATCAGACTAATGATATTAAGGTCATTATTGGCAATGATGAACTGGGTAATTATTATCCAAACGTTCGTGACCGAGTGCGTTATACGGAAGCGGGGTCAACGCGTGAAGGTCGAATTGTTGATGTCGAATCTTATCGTGGGGACGATGCGATTATGCACAACTTAATCTTGAGGCCGCAGTAATGGCTAAGAACGACCTAAAGGAATTGCTTCAAGATCTTGATCGATTAGCGGTTAATTTAACGTTTAATGGTCGTGCGAGAGCTGCGGAAGAAATCGTCAAAGACTTGCAAGATTTAAGTCCTGCATGGACTGGAAAGTTCAGAAATTCTTGGTATATCGAAACACCAGACGGTACAAAAGCAGGTGGCCAAGGTACTCCTGGTCAAGCGATGCCTGTGCAAGCGCCAAAAATCAGTGGGATCCAGTCTGCAACAGCACTTTTCAATAGGGTGTTTGGAGGTTCTGGAGCGAAAAGGCTATTTACGGTGGGCAATTTCGCGAGTTATGCCGACCAGGCGACTGATCTAGCGCCATACGTTCCAGGCAAGCTTCCCGCCTTGAAAGCTTCGACTAAATTTGGTCGTAAATACGGTGTTAGACCCGTTGGTGGTGAGAGAGGAAATCTTTCTGCTGCTGGGCCTACTGGACCAGGAGCTGGTAACTCCAGCAGCGCACCACTGGACTGGTTTTCTCACTATCAAGGTAGCGGTAAGGCTGATGAGGCAGTAAAACGCGCTTATAGCAAAGGTTTCAAAGGATTTAGACGATGAATTATCAAGGCATTCGAGCTGAATTTGAATCAGACCTCTATGCGGCATACGGCGCACTAAGCCCTGCTGTTCCTGTTTATTTCGACAACACCTTTAATACAGTTTCAGACGCTGAAACTGAATTTATTCTTGTCAACTTGCAGTTTGGCCTGACGACCGAAACAACGCTGACGACACAAAGTGATTACATCAGGGGCACCATTGTGATTCGTGCGTACACAGAAAAAGGGAAAGGCCCAGCTCGTAACCAAACATTGATCAATACAGCAGTCACAACTTTGCAGGCACTGAGTGATCAAGCCAAGGCGAGCAGTGGTATTTACGTGCGGATTGGGGCGTTAAATGGCCCAAGTTTTGGCACTGGGACTGACGCTACCGAATCTCGGTTAGCACTTACACCATTTTTTATATCTAGAATTGACACCAGCTTTGTAGCTCAGGTGATTTCTTAATTGAAGGCTTGAGCTAAACTGTAAAGAGCCGGGCTGTGCCCGCGTACACCCAAAACAAATAGGTTTTCCCTATGGCCACCGTCCTTTCGGGCACCTCCGGCGCCCTGTATTACAAGCCAGCCGGTACATCAGTTACCACGTTGGCAGCTAGTGCTTTTCCTGCCAGTGGTAGTGATATTACTGTTGGCACTTATCTGGGCTTTAAAGTCAACGATCCAGTAACTCTTGCATACCCATCTGGCGCGAGTGTCACTGGAGCAATTGCTGCAGGCGACTATTTTGTCCTGACTTATGTGGAAGCCACTGGCGTCATGACTGTTAGCTCAACTGCAGGCGGTTCTGCTGAATCAG